GAAACTCTGTTGACAGTGCAGCAGCAGCTGCCGCTTCACCACAAGCTACAACTACTCCAGTAACTAATATTTATGGTATTACAGATATTTTAAATGTTACATATAGACAAAATTATAATACTACTTCACAATCAGATACAGGTTTAACTAAAGTTGCAAGAGACGCTTATGCTGCAACAGCAAATAAAGCATCACTTGGAACCCCTTCACAATTCTGGATTCAAAGATTTATTGATAAAGTTACTATAACTATTTATCCTTTACCTAATTCAACAGCAGCAGGTAATTATTTAAGTGTACATTATGTTAAAAGAATTCAAGATGTGGGAGCTTATAGTAATGCAACTGATACTCCATATAGATTTGTTCCAGCTATGGTTTCAGGATTATCATATTATTTATCTATGAAGTTTGCACCCCAACGAACACAGGAGATGAAATTGTTATATGAGGATGAATTTGCTAGAGCATTAGCCGAAGATGGTTCTGCAGCTAGTACTTACATTACTCCTAAAGCATATTATCCGAGTATATAATTATGGCACGATTCGCAAAAGGAAGTAGAGCATTATCAATCTCAGATAGATCAGGGGCCGCGTTTCCTTATAATGAAATGGTTAAAGAATGGACAGGAGCCTGGGTTCATAATTCTGAATTTGAAGCTAAGCAACCACAATTAGAGCCCCATCCAGTAGGAGCAGATCCTCAAGCTTTATTACACGCAAGACCCGCAAGAACAGAATTTCCAGTGCAAGATATTTTACCTAACAATCCTTTTACAACTACAGCTGCTAATAAAAGTGTTAGTGTTTCTTATCCTGCTAATAATTTTAATGAAGGTACAACCTATATAAGATTTCAAGATATTAAAAACCCAGTGGGTGGAGTAGTGATTACAATTTTAGAATTATCTACAACTTTAAATGGAGCACTTAATAATACTGCTACAACAATTCCTTTAACTAATGCAGCCTCTTTTCCAACAGATGGATATATTGTTATTGAAAAAGTAGATGAAGATTCTACATCATCAACTTATGGACAATATCAAAATGAAGTAGTTCAATACACAGGTATAGGTGGAAATAGTTTAACAGGATGTACTAGAGGAACTTCAGCCCCTTATAAAGGAAACACACCTCCAGCTACAACTGCAGCTTCGCATGATACTTTAGCAAAAGTTTATGGATGTTATCTTGCAACAGCAGTGCCTTCTACAGTAGTAGTAGGACCAGTTGGACAGACAACTGTATTATATAATAATTTAACTTTTCCTTTAGTAGCTAATGCTACTAGTGCAGAAATAGGAGGCGGTTTTCAGTGTACAATTGGACCCGTTAATGATAGAGCTTAATTATGGCAGGATTATCACATTATACATATAGTACATTAGTAACAGCTATAAGAGATTATAGTGAAGTAGACGCTAATGTATTTACAGAAACTATTGTTGATGGTTTTATTATGGCCGCTCAACACAGAATTAATTTAGACATACCAATGGATGCAGATAGATTTGTTCAAGAAGGAACAATGGCAGCTGATGTAAATAATATAAGAGTTCCAGCAGGAGCTTTATTTGTAAGAGGTGTAGAAGTATTTAATGCATCTAATACTACGGAACAAGGTTTCTGGTTAGAGAGACGTGATCAAACTTTTTTATCTGAATACGTTGGCAGATTAACAGGACCAGAAGGTTCTGCTACTGCGCAAGATGTAACAGGAAGACCCTTATATTACTCTATGTTTGGTGGAGCAACTGGATTAAGTGATACAACGTCAGGATCTATTTATTTAGCGCCTACACCTGATGTTAATTACAATTTTAGAATATATTATAACAAACAGCCCGTGGGCCTTGGTTCAGGATCCGATGGCAATTCTACAACTTATATTAGTAATTACTTTCCTCAAGGGCTACTATATGCTTGTTTACTAGAAGCATTTGCATTTTTAAAAGGTCCAACAGACCTGTTGACATTGTATGAGCAAAAGTATAATAGTGAACTACAAAAGTTTGCAGCGATGCAAATTGGAAGAAGAAGAAGAGATGATTACTCAGATGGTACAATAAGAATTCCAATAGAGTCACCACCTCAATAACTAGGAGATAAATATTATGGCAATAGCATCAGCAATTTGTAATACATTCAAAGTAGAAATTTTAAAAGCAATTCACAATTTCACAGTTACATCTGGAAATACTTTTAACTTAGCTTTATACACAAGTTCAGCATCTATGGGTGCAGGTACAACAGCTTACGCGACAACTAACGAAATAGCTAACACATCAGGATCTTCATATTCTGCAAAAGGAAAAGCACTTACAAGTGTAACACCTGTTCTAAATTCGACTACAGCTGTCTGTGATTTTGATAATATCTCATGGACATCAGCTTCTTTCACAGCTAACGGTTGTTTAATTTTTAATGATTCAGCAACGGGTGATCCAGGATGTTGTGTTATTGCTTTTGGTGGAGATAAAACTGTAACAAGTGGTACTTTCACAATTGAATTTCCAGCAGCCACTGCAGGTAATGCAATTATTGGTATAGCATAAGGAGTAATTCCTTATGGCGAATACTTGGGGACAATCCGGAACAACCTGGGGACAAAATCAATGGAGTGAACAAACTCAAATTGATGTTCCAATCACAGCACCTTCACAATTAACAACAGCACTCGGTACAGTTACACCTTTCAATGAATTAGGTTGGGGCTCTGATAATTGGGGATTTGAGAACTGGGGAGAATCAGGTCTTGATGTTTCTCTTACTGGAGTTTCAGCAACAACAGCAGTAGGAACATTAAGTGTTGTTTATTATCCTGGTTGGGGAACTTTAGATTGGGGAGAAAATGGTTGGGGTAGTGTTGACTCTGCTACAGAAACTTTAACAGGACTTTCGGCAACAGCTGCGGTGGGTGCAATTGCACCGGCAGATGCAATGGGATTAACAGGAGTTGCAGCAACAAGTGCTGTAGGTACTCCAGTTGCAAGAGGAGATTATACAGAGTCATTAACAGGACTTGGAGCAACAGCTGCAACAGGTTCAATAATTATTGGAGAAGGAATTCCATTAACAGGAGTTACAGCAACAACAGCTTTAGGTTCTCCAGTCGCTAGAGGAGATTACACAGAATCATTAACGGGACTTGGAGCAACGAGTGCTGTAGGTGCTCCAAACATTACGTCTAATCCAACAGTTCAACCTGTTGGAGTTTCAGCAACTTCCGCAGTAGGAGCAATTTCTCCAGCTGATGTAATGGGATTAACTGGAGTATCAGCAACTTTTGCAGTAGGAGCAATTTCACCTGCTGATGTAATGGGATTGACTGGAGTATCAGCAACTGTTAGTGTAGGAAATGTAGCACCTTTAGGATATGGAGATGTTACAGGAACACAAAGTGCTAGTTATAGTAATATAGCAGCGGCTCAAAGTGCTAGTTATAGTAACGTAACAGCAACACAAAGTGCTAGTTATAGTGACGTTGATAGTATATAAACGTTATTGACTTTATAAGTAATATAAATTAAAGATCTAATTAGGAGAAAAAAATTTTATGACATCAACATACACAGATCTCGGCGTAGAGTTAATGGTAACTGGCGAAAATGCCGGTACTTGGGGAACCAAAACAAATACAAACTTAAATCTTATAGAACAAATTTCGGGTGGTTATGCTATCCAAACTTTAAATGCTGCAGGAGCAGGAGCTAATACTACAACTTTAGCAAAAGCTGATGGTGCATTAGATGCAACGGTTGCGAGTAGAATTATTATTTTAGGTGCAGTATCTGCGCAAGCAATTACAGGAAATAAAATTGTAACGATGCCTGTTCTTACAGAAAATTTTTACATAATTAAAAACAGCACATCAGGTGCATATACAGTTCAATTAAAAGCAGCTTCAGGTTCAGGGGCCACGGTCACTTGGTCAACTACAGAAAAAGATTGGAAAATGGTTTACTTTGATGGTGTAGCAACAAACACTGGTGTTTATGATACAGGTTTTGGAGCAGCAACTGCAGCAGCAGGTTCTAATACTCAAGTTCAATACAATAGTTCAGGAGCATTTGCAGGTTCAGCTAATTTAGTTTTTGACGGAACAAATGTAACAGCAGCTGGAATAGTAACCGCTCAAGGCGGACAATTATCAACAACAGGAAAATCCTTTGTAATGGGATTTTAATTTAGGA